CAAATGGTGGTTTAGAGACTACTCCTACCTGTCTTCATCGTCGACACGACGGCGGGCAACAGTTGCTGCTAGCTGTTGACCTTGGTAATCCCACGCTCGAAAGGCGGAGGTCGTCTTTACCATTCATCTGTATAATACCACTGCTCCAGATGCGCAAACGTAAGTCCATGAAGGTATACAGGGTTCATCTATTCTTTTAGCAGCACACGGTTACAAAGAACACAATGGTTGAAAAGTACACAATTGTCGCTACTGTTGGAGCGTGTGTTGCATTGGGTTGGTTAGCCACCAAACCCAGATTTTTATCCAGCTTGTACAATGGGATTAGTGCATCTATCACCACTTGGTACCGAAACGAGGTGACCAAGGGCGTAGTAGATGCCCAGGTAGCCCAGGTGAAGAATAAAGTGTCTAAGCGAGCTTGGAAGAGATTAGAGCAGTTGAATGCTGTGGAGTTGTCTACAGTATTTGGGGAGGAGTATTCCCCTGACACCCTGATACCATTAGCTTACAAGTACAGTAGGCAGGTGCGTACTCTCATGTGCGCTCCCAAGTATAGCGCAGCAAATGAGAAATGCGCCTACCATGCTTGTAGGAAAGCAATGGAATCAGACGGTGTCAAGCCCCACCATGTACATAAGGCCATTCATATGGCCGTGCAGCTCGTATTTGTGAAGGATAAGTATGAGATAGAAGCCCGTAATATGGCATGTGTTTTGGGCGCTGCCATTGAAACGGGGCATTAGTGGGGCCGTGTTGTGTTGACTGGGTGTGAGGCTGTGGTTCGAGCAACTCACCCCGGGATAAAACTGTTGCACAATCACGGTATAGCAAAGATGCGAGAAGCGGTTGGTTATGTCCGATCTCGCATAGGTAACAATGTTTTCTTTTACAATAACACTCTCTCCGTCGGGTTGAGGGCCCTCACTGAGAGGTTGTACTACGTCAAGAGCAAGGATGGTTTGGTCCCTTGCCCCAAGCCCACCATTTCCTTCAATGCTTTGCATACTTTCCGTAATCAAGTCTTGAAACATATAACTTCTCCTCCTGTATGGACCTACGAAGAGTTCGTCCAAAGCTATACAGGATCGAAAAGGAAGCGTTACATGACTGCAGTCGCAAACTTGATGTCTGGCGGCATCAAGAAGCATTATGGGTTTTGGAAGACGTTTATTAAAGGCGAGTTCTATGATGGAACAAGCAAACATGACCCATGCCCTCGATTAATCCAACCACGTAGTTACGAGTATAATGTTCTAGTAGGGTGTTATTTGCGACCTATTGAAAAACTTATTTACAAGGCGATTGACAAGGTGTTTGGGCACCATGTGGTATTAAAATGCGACAATCCGTGGCAGCGCGCTGAAACCATTAAGCAGCATTGGGATGCAATACCTGATTGTTGCTATGTTGGCTTTGATGCGTCGCGCTTTGATCAGCACATATCAAAAGCCGCATTGGAGTTCGAACATTCATGGTATTTGCGCGTATACGACAACGCAAAGGAGTTGATGACTTACCTGTCTTGGCAGATAACCAACAGGGGGTATGCCAATTTCAGTGATGGGGCTTTGCGATATGAGGTTGAGGGGTGTCGCGGCTCAGGTGATATGAACACGGCTTTAGGCAATGTCATAATTATGTGTAGCTTGTCTCACTCTTATCTTACCTCACTAGATGTCCCATATCGGTTCATAGATGATGGGGATGATTGTGGTGTGTTTATTTCTAAGCAGCACCTACATTTGCTAGATGGTTTACCCGCACACCATCTGCAGTACGGTTTTGAGATGACCGTGGAACCCCCCTCCTTTGAGTTGGAGCAAGTGGAGTTTTGTCAATCCAAGCCCATCCATTGTGGTAGCGATAAATGGATGATGGTCCGCAATATTCACAAGATTCTGAAGCAGGACGCATTGAGCATTACCTCCCGTGATTTTGCCACGTATAATGAAGTAATGCATGCAACAGCTGTTTGCGGGCTTGCCCTTTATGAGGGCATGCCTGTACTTGATGCATTTTATAGGGCATTTTTGCGGTTGCCGGTGCGGGATGATGTTGTTGAGCGCATCTTGGCTGATATGTTCACAGGACACCGAACATGGCGGTCTTTTGCATCGACAAGCCGGGATTTTTCCGTTGATGAGACTGAGGCCCGATACTCTATATGGAGGGCGTTTGACATTTTGCCTGACGAGCAAGAACTATTAGAACATGAATTTCGGGCCCTAAGACTCGATACAACTACTACATTACAGCCTTTGTTTATTTCATCTCAATCCGACATTCAGTACTATCTAACATGATGACCAAACAGTTAATGCGCGGGATCAAGCGGGTTATGGAACAGGATTCGCAACCTGTTCCCAAGCGCCGCAAGGCGCCTAAGAGGAGCAATGCGAACCAACTTATTACGACTAACCTCCCTATTGTTCCTAGAAGTTATTCTACTGCTAGGGCGGGGGGGTCCACATACATAGTCAAGAATACTGAGGTGTTATTTGTAGCCGCAGGTGCGTCTGCCACCCCTTATTCCGTTGTGAGTGTGGTATATGCCACCCCCCGAGTGTTTTCTTGGGCACGCAATTTAGCGTTGGCTTTTGGGAAATACCGGTTCAAGCAGTTGAAGTATCATTTCAAGCCCACAGTTGGAACTGACCAGTCTGGATATTTTGCCATGGGTTTCTTTACTGATCCAGAGGATGGCACAAATTGGCAGACTGGTGTCTCTGCTGCAGCAGCATTGACTCAGCTTTCTCAGACACGGAAGTTTGTGCAAGGACCATTGTACCATGAAACTAGCATTTCATTGGACAGGAGTGATTTTACTGCTGATTGGTATTTTGTTGACCAGACAGTCACCGACACGAGTGACAGCCGGTTGGCTAATAGTGGGTCGTTGGGAACGATCACCGCTTCAAATGCCACTTTGGGGACCAGCACAGCTGGAGTGGTGTATGTAGAGTATGAAGTTGAGTTCGCTGATCCCACAGCTTATTCACATAATACGTAGATAGTTGGTGTTGTTGGTTGTACAGTCTATGGTTGGTTGCCTACAATGTCCTAAGTGTGCCCGGCCAGGGTGGCTACCTGCGCATCCGGTAACATGCGAGATGGAATTATGGCAGGGTTCTCATTGAAGCCCACGTGGGAAACCATGTTGAAAATTGAGTGATGCACCTAAAATCTGCGCCAGCAGTGGGGTGGCTGCACCACATAGTCGTTAC